CACAAGTCACTCGACCACCTCAGTCAGAAAACATGTCGGTTCATCAAAAGCTCATGCAGGCACGCATCGCGCTGCAGGGTAAGAAGCTTTCAAAAAGCGGTAAAAACAAATTCGCAGGATACAACTACTTTGAACTTGGTGACTTCCTCCCAACTGTTCAAGAGATCTTTTTGAATCTCGGGATTTGTGGTGTTGTCAGCTACGGCACCGAGCAGGCAGTTCTAACGATCCGCGACTGCGAAAAACCCGACGACAAGATCATGATCTCTTCGCCAATGTCGTCTGCTGCACTCAAGGGCGCACACGAAATTCAGAATCTCGGCGCAGTGCAGACCTACCTGCGTCGTTATCTGTGGGTGACGGCGATGGAGATTGTTGAGCACGACGCTCTGGATGCCGTTCTGGGCAGCGATGGCACTCGTGGCTCCGCATCCCCGGTCAAGCGCTCTACACCCGCTCCTGCTGCAGCTCCTGAGCCCGCTGAAGCGTCGCCTGAGATCTCTCTGCAGCGCAAGCTTGAAGGCAAGCTGAATGAGCTAGGTATCAGCCCCTACGGCATCAAAACCGTGCTGGCGCTGACGGAATCCGAAAGCATTGATGCGATGGCGGAAAACAAGGCAACTGCACTCTTGAAGGCAGTCGGCGTTGATCACGTCAAAATGTTCAATCAGGGCAAGAACAGCAAAGGCGCGCAAATTATTCCTGCGCCCGTGAAGGATCAAGTGAGCGCTGCGAATTCGATTGACGAGCTTGCTAAGGCCGCCGAAGAGGCATTTGGTGATGACTGATATTTTCATTACCCCTCCACTAAGGCCTCTATGTCATGAGGCTTTTTAGGCGAAAAGAATGGAGCTTGATCGCTAAGGCGCTAGGCGAAAAAGCAAGCTCCTGTGATCGTGAGTCAGATCGCGTCGCCTTCATAAGGCTACTGATTTTGCTCAGCTATTTAACGACGAACTGCTTTATCATCGCTGGCGTAATCCGTCACTGGAATGGCTAAACACTGCACGCACACCTTCAGAAAAATAATCTCAACACACAACTGGAAAAATCAACCAAACACAAGAACATATTTTCTGTGCTGCAAATGCTGTGGGCATAGATGGAAAGTCTATTATGACACAAAGAAGAACAAAGAAGTCCCACTCCCGCCAAGATATAAATGGCTATCGACCGATGACGTTCATTTCATCCTCACTGATCCTCGCCCTGGAACCGAAATTGCCAAAATCCTCAAAGTGACACATCAAACCATTAGCCAAGTCAGAACAGGTCAATCGCACAAGCACCTCTTCCCTGAGCTTCCGCGAAGCAACTCAAGCGGGAGATCAAAGCTCGTGGGTAAAGATGGAAAGTCCTGTCGCAACTGCGAGCACTGGTGGAAAGGAAGCTGCGGCCTCGACATCCCAGAAGCAGGGGGAGCATTTGCTTCAGAGTGCCCATACTTTGAAGAATGAGCGCAGCTTGCTTGCAAATTCAAGGCAACTGCGCGATAATTGACACGCATCTCACTCTCAGAAAATGGTACACCCACGCTCAGGTTTCTACATAAAAGACGACCGCGAGTACGTCTCTGTCAGCACGGTGCTGGGGCGCACATCTGAACTCTTCAATCCAAACAAGATGAAGGGCCTGGAGATCTGGCGACAGATGGAGCCGAATTGGCAGGAAATCATGCAACGGGCGCAACGAAGAGGAACAATCATTCACTCAGAAGTTGAACTTTCATTCATGGGCGATGTAGATAAGCACAAAATGGATAACCCGACAATGGATGAAATTATGGAATACAACATTCATGAGTACATCACTCATCTCTCGCCTGTTCTTGACTTAATCAAAAACGAAAACTTCAAAAACGGTACAAGTAAGCCGTCATTCTTGATGGAAGAAGAGTTGTTCTGCGATCTTGGTTACGCAGGCACGGCTGACCTTCGCCTTACCTGGGAGGGTCAATACACAATCTGGGACTGGAAAACAGTGCGCTCATACAAAGAGGAGGGTGTCAAGAAAAAACCAAAATCAATGTCGCACTACAAAGAAGCTGAGGTTCAGATTGCTTCATACGCGCTTGCTCACAATCTCGCAGTAAAGAAGGGAGAGCTTGACAATCAGATAACTCAGGGTGTAATCTGTGTTTGCTATGACTGGCGTGAACCACACATTCACGTTCTAGACAAGCAAGAGTTGAAAGCAAAAGCGCAAGAGTTCATCGAGCGCCTAAACGCTTACACCTCTCTCGAAAACGTCTCACTTCCTCGGGCGATTAACGTCGCCATCTAAACATGCTCACGATTACTGCCAGCGGTTTCATCACGGGTGAACCCAAGGTGGAAGACACTGAATACGGCAAACGCGCCACTGTCACCATTCGCTCTAAAACCACCAACGGCAAACAAACTCATTACATCAACGCAGTCTTCTATGGCAAGAAGATTGATGTCGCCTCTAAGTACATGGCAGATGGTCGTCAAGTGACGATTATCGGTGGTGTACGAAACATTAGCGGCAAAAAGAAGCAAGACGGCAGTGAGTACGCATCTATCTATATGGATGCAATCGACTTCACTCTTCCCGAAAAGATGGACGGAGGATCTGAGAGAAAGGCAATCGACCCAGAAGTTGCGTTCTGATTTCTTGGCAGAGTAGAGCCAAGTTGTGCAGGCTCGTACATTTACCTCCCCGATGCCAATACGATCACTGCTCGGGCCATGCGGTGTGTATCGAACGTAAAGGCATCAGAAGCCAAGGGGTCTTGTCTAAGAACGAGGTGGCTCCGGCCAGTCATGGCTTCTGGGCCTCGTCAAGGTAGACCACTCGTAAGACCAAGACTTGAAAGCCTCCGAAAGGGGGTTTTCTTGTATAATTCGCTCAACCCTTAATTGCTAATGGCTCAGCTCATTGGACTTTATAGTCCCGCCCCTCAGTCGGGGAAAACATTCACGGCGAGTGTTTTGGAGCAAAGTGGATACAAAACGATGAGCTTCGCCGAGCCAATAAAGAAAATGGCGACGGAGTTTATCATGTCTTTCGGCTATCCCAAAGAACAAGTAGTCAGATTTGTATGGGCGAGCAAAGAAGAGACAATTCCTGCGATTAAAACGACTGCTAGGCACATACTGCAAACATTAGGAACCGAGTGGGGGCGCAATTGTATAGGTAGCGAGATCTGGCTAGATTGCATGATGTCTCGCGTTGCTTCTCATCTAAAAGAGAGCGACTCTAAAATCATTATCGACGACGTTCGTTTTCAAAACGAAGCCGAATTAGTCAAAAAGATGGGAGGCGAGATGTGGATGATTGTTCGCCCGTCAGCACAAAGAAATACGACTCATGAATCAGAGGGCGCACTTGACAAATGGGGTTTGTTCGATCAAATCATCATCAATGACGGTACAATTGCTGACTTCAGGGCGAAGATTGACAAAGCAGCAGGATGCTAAAGGACAGAAGTGATGAATTTTATGGGGCGCGGCTTGTAGCTGATGCACGCTTGCACCTCGGGGCAATCGTCAACAACGAAAGCTCCGAGGCGTTTTTTGTGACAATGTGCAAGATAATCAAAAACGAGTTCTACTTGGGATACAAAACGTTTACGGGAAAAGATGTCAAGCTCGCCGGAATGAAAGACTTTATATTTAATTCGCATTATGGATTAGGCGTAAAAAGGGAAACAATGCCAACTTTCTTGGCAAATTGTGCAAGAGCTGCAACTAAAGACAGGACACAGGCCCAGTGCGCCGCAAGATTTGTTAAGTGGCTTGGTGAGCAACATGACAAATATGACCTGCCGCATGAATATCTTGAATTTAGAAGGATTGATGCTTACATAAATGGTAAATACAAGAGGGATAAACGAGAAAAGTGGAGGCGAATAAACATTCTTCGCAGATTGTATCATCAGTATCCTGAGCTTTTGCAAGAGATCGGCGCAGAAAGGAAATACAAAGATGTAACAGACTGCGCACAAGATCTTGGTTTTTGGGAAAAGAAAGAACGACTCAAGCCCCTTGCTCTATACAGGCACCCAACAATCTTGCAAGTGGAAGATCTTGCAAAAGCTCTCAGCAAGCGTCTTGACAGAAAAAAGAGGCGCGTTTTAATAGCTAAGCTAATTGAAATCTACAAAGAAGAGCCCCCTGCGAATGACAGCGAATTTGATCACAACGCTTGAGCAGTGCTCTGCTCAGTCCTATTCCTTCTTTGTCGCTGGCAAGCCTGAAACACAGGGCTCAAAGAGTGCGTTTGGCCGTGCCTACACCGACAAGGAGGGCCGTCAGAAGGTCGCTGTAGCAATGGTGGAGCAGTCCAAGGGTCTCTATGCCTGGAGGGCTTCTATCGGGCGTGTAGCGACGTTGATGCGCCCTCGTGATTGGGCGACAGATGGCATTTTTATGCTTAACGCACTATTTTACATGCCACGCCCAAAGATTCATTTCAATAGCAAGGGCCAGTTAAAGCAAGACGCCCCAGTATTTCATTCAGTCAAGGGAGATGCAGACAAACTCCTAAGGGCTTGTGGTGACGCATTGACAAAAATATGCTACGATGACGACGCTTTGATTGTCGCCGCAACATCCATGAAGGTCTTTTGTGACCCAAAGGACGGGCCCGGCGCACACATCAGGATCTCTCGTCTGGATACAACAGCTGCATCAGCAATGATGCTTGCTTTGAAGCCCTGACGACGACTTCTTGCAAGAACGCGCTCAATGTGCTATCTTGTACAAGTCAACCACCTTGCCTTCATGGCACGCAAAAAACAGGACGCACAGGCCGTCCTTGACCCCATCGAATTAGACGACACCGAAATGCCTACT